GAATACACAGATGCAACAGGAATAGATGCTGGTGCTTCTACGAATGAAAGATTAACTTCTGGTGTTTATGATGGAGCTTCAACTGTAACTCCAACTGTAACAGAAGATGCAGACGCAACAGGAACAGACGGAGATTATAGTTGGTACAAATGGACAGATACAGCCGCAACAGGTTCTTACGATACTGATACTACACAAGACCACGAATATTTAATTGTTGGTGGTGGTGGTTCTGGTGGAGAGCAAAATGGTGGTGGCGGTGGCGGTGGCGGAGTTTTAGCTGCCACAGGATTATCTTTAACAGGTGGAAATGAATATACTGTTACCATTGGTGCTGGTGGTGCTAGTGTGGGTCCGACTGCTATTGGTAATGTTGGTGGCGATAGTATTTTAAGTGGAACAGGAATTTCAACACTAACTGGTGGTGGTGGTGGCTATGGTGGCGACCATTCAAACACTGGAGGTGCTGGTCGTGCTACTAATGGAAATGGTGGCGGTGGCGGTTATAATGCTAATGGTGCTGCTGGAAATGGTGCTGGATTTGCTGGTGGTGATGGTATTGATGGTGCTCCAACAAACGCTGGAGGTGGCGGTGCTGGTGCTGCTGAAGTTGGCGAAAATGGTACAACTGCTAAAGGTGGAGATGGCGGTGATGGCGTTGCAAACGATATTATAGAAACTGGAACAAATGTTTATTATGCTGGTGGTGGCGGTGGCTATGCTGAAAATAACCAAGGTGCTTGTGGTGCTGCTGGAAATGGTGGAGGTGGTGCTGGTGACTTAAATGGCGGTGCTGGTGCAGACAAAGATGGAGATGCAAATACTGGCGGTGGTGGTGGCGGAAGTAGTGGTGCATCAAATGCTTCTGGTGCTGGTGGTTCAGGAATAGTTATTTTAAGAAGATTAACTGCTGCAATATCTGGTGGTGCAGATTTAACTCTACAATCAACCGACACAACAGCTATGACAGAACCAGATTACGCAGATATGGTTATCTTAATGGAAAATGCTGAAGGAACTGCAACAATAAATACTGACATCAAAGGATATATTTCAGAAGATTCAGGCTCAACTTTCACAGAAGGTACACTTGTAGATGAAGGAACTTGGGGAACAAACAAAAAGATTTTAGCTTTTCACGACTTGGATATTTCAGCACAAAGCGGAACTTCAATGTGCTACAAAATTACAACGCACAATCAAAGTGAAGGTTCAAAAGAAACAAAAATTCACGCAACATCAATAGGTTGGAAAGCATAATCACATTTTAACAAGGAAAAACAATCATGTTTGTAAGGAAACGTGGTTATGGTATACACAATGCATGAAATTGTAAAAAAAATAAAACCTTATCCAAAGGAACAATTACCATGCAACTCTCAAAACATTTCAAATTAGAAGAATTTACTAAATCGCAAGTAGCGACTAGAAAAGGAATTAAAAACCAACCCAATTCAGGAGATATTAAAAACCTTACCGATTTATGCTATGGGGTTTTAGAAAAAGCTAGGGTTAAGTTTGATAAGCCAATTGTTATCAGTTCAGGATTCCGTATTTTAGAATTAAATCGTGCCATTGGCAGTGGAGATTCCTCACAACATACAAAAGGAATGGCGGCTGATATAGAAATAGCTGGAGTTCCAAATATTAAACTTGCCTATTGGATTCAAGCCAACTGTGATTTTGACCAGCTTATTTTAGAACATTATAAACCTGAAGAAGATAATCATGGATGGGTTCATGTAAGTTTTTGCGAAAACTCCAACAGGAATCAGGTTTTAACCTTTGATGGAAAGAAATTTGATAATGGATTGCCTGACATGAAATGGGAAAAAGGAATAGTTGTTGAATAAAAAACTTGCGAAAAAATGACAAAGGAATTACGGTATTAAAATAAGAAAGAAAAAATAATGGCTACACAAACAATGAACAGGGAAGCAATCATTCGAATTGAGGGAAAGATAAAACTTCTTCAAAAGGATATTAATGTGCTTCGTGATAACCACATAAAACATTTGGCTTGTCGAGTTGGAAGAATGGAAAAAGTTATGTGGAGTGTTTGTTTGATTGCCGCTTCCCATTTGTTGTTCGCAGTATTGCAATAGTTGTATTTTTGAGATACATGTTTTTATATGTATCGTTCAATTTTAGTAATTTCAGACCTACATATTCCTTATCATCACAAAGACAGTTTTACATTTTTAAAAGAAATTAAAAAAGAATTCAAACCTGACTTCATTTTAAACATTGGCGATCTATTGGATTTCCATGCAATCAATCTTCATACCCATGATCCCGATTTATATTCGGCTGGTCATGAATTAAGCGAATCTATTAAGCATATTAGAGAACTAGAATCTATTTTTCCTAAAATGGTTGAGGTCGAATCCAATCACTCTAGTTTGGTTTATAGACGTGCCTTAAAATATGGAATGAGTAGATCGTTCTTAAAAGATTATGGAGAATTTTTAGGAACAAAGAAATGGAAATGGGTTGATGATCTAACCCTTAAAATGAGCAATAAACAGAAGTGTTTTTTTACACATGGAAGAAGTGCTGATATATTAAAGGTTTCTCAAACAATGGGCATGTCAGCAGTACAGGGCCATTATCATACCAAATTCTTAATAAGCTATTGGGCTAATCCAAACAACTTATTCTTTGCCATGAACGTAGGATGCTTGGCGGCACAAAAGCACATGGCCTTTGCTTATGCAAAGAATTTTAGAACAAGATTTATTATGGGTTCTGCTATTATTTTAAACGGTATTCCTAGATTGCTTCCTATGGTATTAAATAAACATGGAAATTGGATTAGAGATATAGTATGAATAGAAAAGAGCGTTTTAACCTTACAAAGTGTTTAAATGGCACTTTAAACGAACAGAGAGGCACAGAGAGTGCTTTGGAAGAACAAAGTGGAGGAAGCCATTATACAAAGCTTAAAATACAGCCGATTGAATACATAGTAGCCAATAAGCTTAATTTTATAGATGGAAATATTGTAAAATATGCAACGAGAAGAAAAGATGGCGAAACAGATAAAGAACGATATGATAAGATTATTCATTATGCCAAGCTGGGAAAGGAATTAAAATAATGTGGTTGAATTTATTAGGATTAGGGATTAAGACAGGTGCAAAAATTTACGCAAACAATAAAGCTACCAAAGTTTTAGAATCAGAAGCAAAAAGAAAACATTATGAAAAAATGGCTAGTGGAGAAATTGAATATAAAGGTCAAATCCTTAATTCACAAGACAAAGGATTTAAAGATGAATTTGTCCTTATTCTTGTCAGTTTGCCTATCGTTCTACTGGGTTATTCTGTTTTCTCTGACTCTCCTGACATTCGTGAACGAATAGATTTATTTTTTGAATATTTTAAAAATCTTCCACTCTGGTATCAGCTTTTATTTGTAGGAATTTGCAGTGCAATTTATGGACTTCGTGGTGCTGATATAATGAAAAGGAAATAACAATGTTAGGATTAGAAACAATATTTAAAAAAAAAGAATCAAAATTCAAACCTGAAATAGATGCGGTTATTACACAATTGGAAATTGCTATGGAAAGTATACATAGTCCTCTTGGTCATTTTTTGAGTTTAGTTTTTATAGATGAAAAACCATCTTTCCCAAAAGTTAATGAATGGATAGTGAGATTAAATAACCATACTGAATTTCAGGTGGTTGGTCATAGTTATTCCTACAAAGAAATTACCAACAAAACAGATATAAAAGGTTTAGAAGTTACTAAACATTAAATATGTTAATCCCAGCAATAAACCCAAAAGACCTAAACCAAATAAAAACATCATAACCCTTGTCAATTCTTTTTGATTTTCCAATCTTTCGTATTTACCTTTGTTGTTAAGATATAAATAGTTCATATTTTATTTTACCACGAGGGAGGCTAGAACGAATCTCCTTGTTAATTTATGCCTCCCAAGTGGATTCCGAAAGACTTACTCAGCCGATACGGAATTCTGTTTATCCACTTTGCTTACCAGCAAGTTTCGTTTGGATATTTAATTCTGTTTGCCTCATGCTTGAATATCTCTCCAAATTAAAGTAGTGCATTTTGGCTTTTAACTTTTCTTTTACTGCACTCGCATATTGATTAACTATATTTTTATAATCGGGATTGTTCCTTGCTTTGTTGTCAGCTTTTTTATCGGTCAGCTTATCAACACTGTTAGCCTGTTCTTGATTAAT